GCTGCACCAGCTGGTATGCTTGAAGATGCTGATAAAGAAAAGCTAGCAACACACCCAGCCAATGCAGTTTTAGAATTGCAAGCTTTAGCTGCTGGACAAAAAGTTAATGATGTTATTCAGCCAGTAGCACAAATTGGCATTGATCCTAATTTATACGAAGTAAAAACATTATTTGATGATGTTCAATTAGTTGTAGGTGCTCAAGAAAGTACGTTTGGTGGCGTGTCAAAGGCAACAGCTACAGAAACTAGCATAGCTGAAAGTGCTAGAATGTCATCGTTAGGTGCTAACGTAGATGAATTAGATTCTTTTATGTCAGAAGTTGCAAGGTCTGCTGGTCAAGTAATGTTGCACTTGATGTCTATAGAAGAAGTAAGAAAAATTGTTGGTCAGGGCGCAGTATGGCCTGAAATGACTCGTGAAGATATTATGAACGAGGTATTTCTTGAAATAGAGGCTGGATCAACTGGTAAACCAAACAGAGCAGCTGAACTAGCTAACATAGAACGAATTATGCCATTCTTGTTACAAATTCCTGGCATTGATCCATTATGGTTAGCAAAAGAATTACTGAAGAGATTAGATGATAAGCTTGATGTTACACAAGCCGTTGTCGAGAGCATTCCGTCTATTGTGTCTATGAATCAGTCGCAAGGAGAGGGAACTGGCGATCCAGCGTTACAAGGTTCGCCAAGTGGAGGAGTAAACAATGCGTCTATTCCTAACACACTAAATGGTTCTTCTTTACCACCTATAGGAAATATTAATTAGCTATGGTGTTGAAAGATAGGATCAACATGGATATACTTAATTTAATAATAAGAAAGGACGTATTATGGTCGAAGACCTAAAAGAGTCAACATCGTCCAATGACTCGAATAACCAGGACGAACTTGAACTAGAGCAAAATCAAGATCAAGAAGTGCTGTCGTCTAGCACAGAAAGCGAAACTGAAGATGATTTATTGTCAGTAGTACAATCAGCTATTGATGATGAAAAACCTGAAGAAACGGAATCGCAATCCGTAGAGCAAGAAACAGAAGAAGTTGAAACGCAAGAACTTTCTGAGGAAGAAACAGACGAGCAATCTTTAGATAAAGTACCTTTGCATTTACAACCTAGATTCAAAGAAGTTATTGCTGAAAAGAATGAGTACAAAAAAGGGCACGAGCAATACGAGAAAATTCAGGCATCTTTAAGAGAGATGAAGCTAACACCTGAAGAAACTGCTCAAGGCTTATCAATTATGGGATTAATGAAAAGCAATCCTCAAGCTGCCTTAGAAGCATTACAGCCAATTATTAGTAATTTACAACAAGTAACTGGACAAATACTTCCTGATGACATTCAGCAAAAAATTGACGATGGATATATGGACGAAGATGTAGGTAAAGAATTAGCTAGAACAAGAGCAGATGTTCAATTGCAAAAGAACGCTAATCAACAAATGTTGAATGAGCAACAGCAAATGAACGCTCAAGATCAAATTAATTTTATTGCACAAACTGTTACTAATTGGGAAGAGAATGCACGGAAAACTGATCCTGATTTTGAACTCAAACAAGATGAAGTTGACGACAGAGTATCGGCTTTAGTTCGTGAAAGAGGGCGACCTGAAACACCTGATGATGCAGTAGCTATGGCACAAGAAGCTTATGACACAGTTACAAAGCGTCATCAAAGTAGAATGGGAGTCAAAAGGCCAATACGAAGTTTGTCTGGTGGTAAATTAGGTGGTTCGCCAGTTCCAGAGCCTAAGAGTCTTTTAGAGGCTGTTCAAAATGCTATGGCAAATGGTGGATCATAATACTTTAAGGAGCAATAAAAATGGCTTTTTCTTCAGCCGAACTCGCTAATATAGCGAATGCTGCCCTTGACTATTATATAGACAGAGGCACAGTTTACGCCAACTCACTACAAGACAAGCCTTTGCTTGCTGCTATGGATAAGTCTGCAAAGACATTTCCAGGTGGTAAGGAAAATGTGTCTATGGCTGTGAAAGGTGTATATACATCAACTGTAGCTGGTTATACGCATAATGATACTGTTTCATATGCAAATCCAGCTAATATCCAAAGGGTTAATTATCCTTGGAAAGAGCATCATACTGGTATCTCGTTAACACTTACCGAACTTAAAAAGGACGGCATAAGTGTTACAGATAGTTTAGCTGGTGCAAGTACTTCTAATCATAGTGGTAGAGATACTACAGTTTTAGTTAATCTTTTAGAAGATAAGCTAGATGACATGATGGAGGGTTATTCCCAAGGCATGAACACTTTGTTGTATGGCGATGGATCAGGAGATGCAAATGCGTTAGCTGGTATCAGATCGATTATTGCCGATAATCCAGCAGCAAGTGGTGCTACTGTTGGTGGTTTATCCACAGAAACTAATACATGGTGGAGAAACAGAGCAAATGTAGCAATATCTACTTCTTCTTCAGGACAAGAGTTAATTGAGTTCTTACATACTGAAATTCGTCAATTAAAAAGATTTGGAGGTAAGCCAACTATAGCTTTAGCTGGTTCTGCATTCATGGATCGTTTAGCTGACGAGATTAGAAGAAATGGTAACTACAGTAACCAAGGTTTTTCAAAAAACATGGATATTGCTGTAGGCGATATTAGTTATGCTGGATTAAAATTTCAGTATGACCCAACACTAGATGATCTAACAATTTCAGGACAAAACCCTGACAAGCGTTGTTACATCATTGATCCGTCCAAGCTTTATTTGCATTACATGGACGGCGAAAAAATGAAACGTCATGCACCAGCAAGACCAGCAACTCAGTATGTTATGTTCCGTGCGATCACAACAACTGCTGTTCTTTGTGCATCACAATTGAACTGTCATGGTGTTTACGAAATAGCGTAAAGCCAACAACCCAATGGGCAAGTCCGTTCTCCAGCTTGCCCATTGATTTAAAGGAGGATTAAATGGAACATCTAACTGGTAACGTTGCTATAGGTGGCAATCTTGGTAACGTTTTGTATAAAAATTTATTGACTATACCTGAAGTAGTTATGTTGAGAAATATACATGGCGAATCTTCTGTTTTTAATATAGCCGTTGTTGGCGATATTGATTCTGATGATATGGAAGAAAGAAATAGATTAGGAATTTTATATAGCGATCAAAAAGTAGAAGAGGTGTTTGGTACTTATGGTGCTTTGCCACAAACTTTTGAAGATGCAAGAATTGATGATGGATATTTAGATAAAGTGTTTTTACAAAACAAAGCACAAAAATCTGTAAAAAAAGCAAAGCCTAAAGCAAAGCCAAAAAGAGCAAGAGATTCTAAGGGTCATTTTATAGCCGATGATCCAAATACAGAAGTAAATGAGGCTTATGAACCAACAGCAGAGGAGGATTTAGATGCCAAAGGGTAAAGGTAAAGGTAAGGGCAAAGGTGGAAAAGGTTACTAATGTCTAGAGGTACAACTTTAGCAATTCTAATTAATGACTTGCGTTCAGAAATAGGCCATTCATTGCAACCGAGTTTGGGCAAATCTACCAGAGATGTGCTTATAAATGTATTGCAGAGAACACAAAGAAGATTGTGGGAAGATTATGGCTGGCCTTTTCTGCGTGTCATTAGAGATATAGATATTTCTACTAATCAAAGATATTATGATTTGCCAAATGATCTTACGTTTGAGCGAATAGAAAAAGCTGAGTTTAAGCACGGCGATTATTGGACAAAATTAGATTATGGAATTGGTGCAAGGCAATATAATCAATTTGACTCTGATAGAGGCATAACTTCATATCCAGTACAAAATTATGATGCACATGAAAACAATCAAATAGAAATATGGCCAATACCATCTAACAATAGCAACTCTACTACAAAACAAGGCATGATAAGATTTCATGGCATAAAAAATCTTGGTGGATTAATTAACGAAACGGACACAGCCGATTTAGACGATCAGCTTATTGTTCTTTATGCAGCTGCTGAAATGTTAACACGGCAAAAGCAAGCAGATTCACAAAACAAATTAGCACAAGCACAAGCACATTATGCAAGATTGAAAGCGAGATTAGCAAAAAGTGAAACTTTTGTTATTGGTGGTGGCGAACCAGAGGGTATGTATAGACCAAAGAGTCCACCATTAATAGCTACAACTCCGAGCAGTTAAATGGCTTATGTGTTAATTGAAGATTTTAGGGGTGGATTAGATTCAAGAAGATCTAATGTTACGGCTACTCCTGGAACTTTAATTACACTAAAAAATGCACATATAACAAGAGGTGGAGAGATAGAAAAAAGACCAGCTTTTGTAGAGTTGTCGACCTTGCCGTCTAACACAACTGGATTAGCAGCAGCTAATGGACAGATATTTGTATTTGGTAGTGATGCAGCAAGTAGCGTTACTTTTGCAAGTGGCACGCCAGCAAACGTTAATTATGTAAGATTACAACACCCATCAGGCACGGCATTAACAAAAGTTTTAGATACAGATTTTTTTGATGGAAGAGTTTATGCTT